ATGAGGCAACAAGACAATATTTTTCAAGAACAAATAACCTTATGCCTGTTAATACAATTTCACAATTAGGTGCTGATGTCAAAAAGATGGCTGATAGAAAATATGAAAGCATTCGTGCTGCACAAAACTATTTATATGATGATTTTGAAGAATTTGCTGCAAAACTTGGTGACAAAAAAGTAATTAGTTTAGTAAATACAATTAAACAAGCACAAAGAACTTTTGATAAATTTTCTCAAGCCACTCCAGGAACCAGCTTTGGCCCTTTAAAGTGGCCAGGAAGCAGAACAAGAGAAGCCTTTGGTGAGTTCTATAATAATTTAACACGACTTAATCAGAAAGGTGCCTCAATTAAAGAAGCCATAACATTACGACAAATGTTTAATGATTTTATGGTTAACTTTAAAAGTGAATTTGGTGGCAGTATTCCTACAAGCGAGGCAAATGCAATTGGTAAATTACAGAATATGTTTGAGAGAGATTTTACAAACATGATGAAATTAGATTCTGAGATTGACGATGCAATTTTAGAGCAGACCATGAAAAAATATAGCACTGCTGTAGAGTTTTTTGCAGACACAACAAAAAATTATGAAGGCGGTATCATATCTGATTTTAAACAAATGGATAAAGGTATGTTCATGCCAGGTGCATCACAAAAAGGATATATGTATGCAGGTGAAGCTTTTAACACAATTTATAACAGAGCAAAAAAAGATCCTGAGGCAATGGAGCATTTATTAACATTAGTTAGTCCAACTGATGCAGAATTAAAAGCATATAAATTAGCCGGAATGAAAGACGGTGTTACAAAACAAGTAAAAGTTTTAACTAAAGAGGTTGATCCTAGAGATCCCGAAGGTGTTAGAGAGATTAGTGTGTTTAGAGATAAGCCTATTGTGTCAAGAGGTCCTGACTCAGGTAGATTAATTATTGCACAAAGAATGTTTAATGATGCAATTAAAAACTCAATTAGTGGTTTACCCGCAGGTCAAAACTTTATGGACTTCTTATCTGTGCCTGCAGCAAACTTAGATCAGATTCAAAAGAAGGGTTTGAAAAAAGTATCACCTGACCTTTTAGACTATCAAGATGTAACAATCAATGCAGGGGAGTTTGCAAAACAATTAGGTCTTGATTCACCAGATGGCATTGAAGTTTTAAATACATTATTCAAAGGTACAAACCTAAATGTTAAATCAATTAAAGATTTCTTATCTGCTGCAAATAATGCAGGTAGTTTTGTTATACCTGACCCATCAACATTTGTACAAAGACGTGTAACGTTATCTGGTTTCAAAGGTATGTTTATTGGTGGTTTGGCTGGAGCAGGTGGTGTTACTGTAGGTTTAAACTTCCCTATGTTAGTTGTACCTTTACTATTAAGACATGGTTCTAATTTATTGACCGATCCTAAAGCACTTGATGCTATTACGGACACATTAAATACTGGTGTTATTACTGCTGCGAAGAGAAAACACTTATTGAAATGGGCAGAAAAATTCTTACCAAATGATGAAGAAGCTATGCAACAACAGCAACAAGAAGAGATTGCAGATGCAATTTTCAGTTTACAGACTAAACCATCAACCGATTTAGAAATGCAACAAGTCATACCCGAAACCTATGACAAAACTATTAATCCGTTTCGTGGCATGAGCGAACAAGAACAACAGATTAATAAACAACTTATGGATTTACAACAAAGTCAAATGGGTGCATCTTTACAACCAAGATTTAACAATCAAAACTTAAATTTAGCAAGTCGAATGAATCCACGTGTGAGACAAAATCTTGCCTTTGGTACATTAGATGATGCTCTATCTGAAAGAACAGGAGGTATCAGTGCAATCTAAACCTAAAACAGTAATGGATGAGATAGTTCCTATTCAAGATATTCGTTTACCAAAAACACCACCTGCTGGTGTGAGTAAACAACCACAATATTTTAGTTTAGGTGATCAAGTACAAACTGATGCAAATGATCGTTTGGAAGAGGGACCACCGACCACGGGCCAAACGGTAGCAGATAATATTGATTTCCAAGGTTTTGATGAAAAGTACGAAAATTTAACACCAAAACAAAAACAAGAAATGGAAGATTTTTTTAGAGAGTATGAAAGAAATATGATGGAGGATTACTTTAAACGTATAATGCCGGAAGATCCTTTAAAAGATGTGTTAAAAGATATGTATGAATCACAGTTTCCTGAAAAACTCATGGCACAATATGACAAAAATATGTCAGGTGGTATTATGGCAGATGGAAAACCTAAAGAAAAATCATCTGTTGAATTACTAGCAGAATATGATTATAAAATAGGATGAGCAAGATTTTACAATATATTAGGAACTTATTTAAGAAAGGAGAACCCGATGAACATACAAAGCATTGGGGTATAGGATCATGATTGATTTAACAGATGACTTGAAAGACCGGGTACGTATCCATGAAGGCGTGCGCACTCAAATGTACCTGGACAGTTTAGGCAAAGCCACGATCGGCATAGGCCACCTTATTCAGCCTCACGAACGAGAAAGATACTCCGAAGGAGTAGAAATCTCCATGGAGGAAGTCGAAGAACTATTTGATATAGACTTGAATAGAGCTGCTGCGGGGGCTGATTTATTAATAGACGAATGTGTTGGGCACGATCTACCACAAAAAGTCTCAGAGGTAATACTAGAAATGGTATTTCAATTAGGCACTAATGGTGTCCGCAAGTTCAAAAATATGTGGAAAGCCATGCGAGTTAAGGATTGGAAGAAAGCTGCTGAAGAAATGAAGGACTCGAGGTGGCATAAGCAGACAACAAAAAGATGTGAAAGTCTTGCAGAAATCGTTGCAAACACCACTGATTTAGCATAGGATAATTACATGGGTAAAATTAAAGCCGCAAAAACACTGCTAAAAAAGGCAACTGGAGTATTTCCTTTTGTAGGAGGAAAGGTTAAAGGCACTAAAAAAGCAGGTGAATTATATCAAAAAGGCAAAGGTATGATTGGAACAAAGATAAACAAATCTACAAAAACAATTAAAGGCATTAATCCAAGAACAAAATCACGTATTGGTAAAGGTGACATAAAGGTTACCGACTTATCAACTATTGTTGATGTAAAGCTACCTAAAGAACCCGCATTTTTAAGAAGAAGAATGACCATAAAGGGGAAGAAATAATGGCTCCAAAAAAAGCAAAACCAGATTACATTGATATTGACGGCGACGGTGATA